GCGCCCGCGGGGTTTGCCCTTCGCGCTCTCCGTAGCCAGTCTGTACCATGTAGCTTGCGACCAGGCCGACCGGTGCTGCGCATCCCGGCCGCTTCTCGAAGCTGTTGGCGGTCATGACCGGCGCGGGTTCGGCGACGGACGATCCCACACTATCCTTGCGGAACTTCGTGATGTGGGCGGCGGCTAGGACCTGGCGGTTCTCCTGCACCAGAACGTTCAGCGGCTTATCGACCGGCCGGGGCCGGCCCGCATATTCGCTCCCGCCCGTGCTGGCGATGTACGCAGCGCTGAGGGCGAAGTCGTTCGACTGGGTCAGGGTGCCAAGCGGTTTTGCCAGACCATGCGCGCCTTGGCCTCGCCGCTTGCCCGAACGATCGACCTCGCCATGTGCCGTCTGAACGAGGCTGGGCACGACCAGCGCGTGCTCGCCGCCATTGCCGGAGCCGCTGGCGGTCTGCGTCCAAAGCGGCTCGCCGCTCATCCGCGCGGTGGGGGCGACGCTGCCATGCGTGATCTTCACGACATAGGCTTCGTCCGCCTCGAGGACGAAACGCTCCAGCCCGAGCGTGATGCGTGCGAAGGTCGCATCGACCAGCGGCCGGTTGACCCGGATCTTATTTGCGCGCGCTTCCTCGCGCGTCATCAGGATCGAATAGCAGGGCTGGGTAAAGTCGAGGATGGCGGCGGCGGGCACCCAAGGCTTGAGCCTGCCCGACCGGACGGCCTCGCTCTTCGGGTCGCCGTGCGTCGGTTCCGGCCAGGTAATCGGCTGGCCGTCGCAGCGGAACTGGCCGAAGAGGCGCCAGCGGCTGGTCGGGTCGCCGTGATCGCAAGCGAGGATCGGCTTAAACTCGAAGGTATAGCCGAGCTTGCGCCACTCGCGCAGGAAGGCGCGCCAGTACTCGCCGGAGCGTTCCTTGATCGGCTGGCCGTGTTCGTCGAGCGGCCCCCAAGTAACGATCTCGCGGACGTTCTCCATCACGAAGACGTCGGGCCTGCGGAGCTTCGCCCACAGGAGCATGGTCCAGGCGAGGTCGCGGATTTCCTTGGAAAGCGGCGTGCCGCCCTTGGCGATGCTGAAATGCGTGCAGTCGGGCGAGAACCACATGAAGCGGATCGGCTGGCCGGGCAGCACGCTCTCCGGCCTGATCTTCCACATGTCCTTGATAAGGTGCAGCGCCTCCGGACAGTTCGCGGCGTGCATCAGGATCGCCCACAGATCGTGGTTCATGGCGAAGTCGATCTTGAGACCGGCCTTCTTCATGCCCCACGAGGCGCCGCCTCCGCCCGCGAAGCCGACGCCGACCAGCCCGCCCACATGCGCGTGGGGCGATGGCAGGCCGGGCAACTCGCCCCCGAAGAGGTCGCCGAGATCGGTGACGATGCGCGCGTCGCGCTTGCTGATCGCGCCGAGCTTCATAGCGGACCTGCGATGGCGAGTGCGAAGGCGAGCACCAGCGCGACCGCAAAGATCGCGGCGATGGTGCGGAATGCGTCGACGGCATCAGCGAACGCGTCGACCGCGTTCTCGCGCTCCAGGTCAGCATCGGCCTGAAGCTCTTCGGCCACGAAGTTGGCGGGGGGGCGGCTCATCGTCCGGTGCCCTCCGCCTTGGCGATGACGGCGCGGCCGTAAGACATCGCGTTGTGGTGGAGGTCGGCCGCGCGCCCCTTGGCCGGCTCGCACAGCTCCAGCGCTTCGAGCGCTTTGCGGAGTGCCTTCAGGATCTCGGGCTCGGCCTCGGCGATCAGCCTCGCGCGGTCGGCGTCGTCGGCGGGTTCGTCGATATCGAGGGGGAACCAGAGCTGCCGGTATCCGTCGCCATCTAGCGTCGCCAGCTTGTGGAACCCGGCCTCGCGCAGCTCGTGCGCGACGGATTGGAGCATCAAGGGCGTGGCGAGGGCGCCGTTGCCGAAGTGCCCGATAACCTGTGCCGTGCTCATGGGTTTGTCGCGCAGGCTGGCGATCAAATCCGGAGTTACGAACCGCTCCATCACAACCACCCCGCGCGGCGCAGGCCGAAGGCGATGAAGTGGCCGACGAAGTAGAGGAAGCCGAGGGCGGCGACGGCGAGAGCAAACGCCTCGGCCGCGCGCTGGCGGCGGTCGAAGAACGCAGCGACTTGTGGATCAGGTTCGATCCGCGTGGGTCGGTTCGGCTGGCTGGTGAATATCGGCATGGTCGCCTCCCTTTCGAGAGGCTATGTGCAGTATGTGCACACCGCCGTCAATCTATAATGTGCATATTATGCACTAAGGCTAGGAGAGCATCTCCTTGCGCGTCAGGACGCGATCGATCCTTATGATCTCGGTCATCTCTACCCTGAAGTCCATGGCGGGCTGGTACTGCCTCAGGATTACGTGGGACGCCGTCCGACGGACCAGCTCCTTCACCAGTACGGCGCGAGCGGTCATCCCGTCGTCGTCTTCCGGGTTGGTGGGGCGTAGATAAACCACCACGTTGTCGCCGGCGCCGAGAGACCGCGTCGGAGTGACCGCCACCATTTCGCCATCCGGAAGCACGGGGTGCATCGACGAGCCCTGGACGTAGAGCGCATAGGCATCTGCCTTGCCGTTCAGGATGACCGGCCGTTTCATGTACTCTACGATCTCGCCCTTGTTGAGCGTCGTCTGTTCGATGGCTTCACCTTCAATCTCGCGCGGCGCGCCCATTGCCGTACCGAAGACCGGCAGGTTCTCGCGCGCCTCTTCCAGCGAGGCTCCCTCCAATTTCATCACCTGCGCATTCGAGCCCTGCGGAATATCCGCAGACGGATCGAGCGCGCCAACCTTGCGGAGAATCTCCTCACGGCTGACCTGCAGGGTAGCGGCGAAACCCTGAACATATTTGATATCGAACGGTAGCTTTCCGGTTACCAATTTGTTCGCGATCGAACGGTCGCGGCCGATCGCATCGCCGAGGTCGGCATCGGTGACGCGCAGCTCGCGCTTCCTCGTCTTAAACCAGTCAATATCAAGCATGTGCACATTATGCACGAGTGCGTGACGGAAGTCGTGAGCATAGCTTGCACGATTTCCTATTGACGAATGTGCATTTCCTGCACAGTAAGACGACATGAGCACCGCCCTAGACGCCTTTCTCAAGCGCGAAAACATCGACGATCCGACGTTCGCCGCGTCGATCAATCGGGACCGCAGCATCGTCAGCAAGATCCGTCGCGGCGTCCTTCGCCCGACGCTCGACGTAGCGGCCGCCATCGAGGCGGCGACGCGCGGTGAGGTGCCTATGCAGGCCTGGACGGACTTGGGTGCAGCGGATCATGACGCTACCGATACGGTCGCCAGCCCACCCCCGTCATGCGGAAATAGCGGCGAAGTTTCCGCACAGGTGCCGGCATGACGCCGGAGAAGATCGCGCTGAAGCGCGCCTTCGCGGAGATGGTTCGCGGGGTCGGCGGTGTCGAGGCCTCCGCGCCGTTCTGCCGGGTCGGCAAGACGAAGCTGGCCGAATATTACAGCGAGAGCATGCCCGACCGGTTCGCGCCGATCGACGTGATCGCCGACCTGGAGCCTATGGCGCGCGAGCGTTCCGGCTGGCCGCACGTCACCTCCGCGCTGTGCAAGATGATGGGCGGCACCTTCCTGGCGCTGCCCGATCGCGCGCCCACGACCAGCGACGTGTTCGCCCTGCTCGCCGCGCTCTCCAAGGAGCTGAGCGATACGACCGGCGTCGTCTGCAAGGCGATGGCGGACGGTGCGTTCGACGATGCCGAGGCGGCGGCGACCGAGCGGGAGCTGGACCAGCTGATCGCGGTGGCGGTCGAGATGCGGGCGCACGTCCGGTCGATCCAGCAGGGAGAGCAGTGATGCAGATGCGGCTCGGAGCGAAGGCGCCGAACGAAGGTGCGCGCGGGCTGGCGCGGGCGATCTCGCGGTACCCAGCGGCAGTGTGCGCCCGGCTGCGCGCGGCCGGCATTGACGAAATGAAGGTCGAGCGCCTTCTGTCGGGTGAGATCATCCCCGGCGCCGACCTGGCTCATTCGATTTTCGAGGCGACGGGACGGACGGTCCAGTCCTTCCATTGGCGCCGCCCGGCGCGCGCCTGGTGGTTCGCCGGGATGGCGCCGCGCCAGACTTCACAGACCATGCGCGCGGGGGTTTCTCCCCTGTTGCCCCGCACGCGTGCCGGCGAGGCCGGGGGAGATATGCCCCCCCGCTATGCCTCGGCCTCGCCGGACAAGATGGGGGCGCCGGACAGCGTCAAGCGCCTGGAGGCGCGGGGCTGATGACGGGCGGGGGGAAAATCCTGTTCAAGCTGGGGCCGCTGAGCACTGCGATCGACGCGGGCGAGCTGGAGGCATGGGCGGCGGGCGCCGAGCCGGGCGCCGTGAAGGTCTATTGCGAGGGGCCGATGCTGTTGCAGGCGGCGGCATCCGTGCTGCTGGCGCGCGAGCTGTACGAGGAAGGTCTCGTTCGGCTGCACTTCCGGCGGAGCCCCAAGGGCTTCCAATATTATGCGTTGCGCCAGGTGCCCCCGGTCGAGCCGGTAACGCCGAAGCGCGTCGCGGTTCCGGTGCCGGACGACCAGGACGATCATGACGAAGCCGTGTTTCGCCTGCTGAAACGCAGGGCCAACCTTGGCCAGCCCTGTTCGACCAATGCGGAGATCGCGACGGAGATCGGCCTGCCGAACGCCGATGCCGCGAGTTACCGCGTGCGGAAGCTGCATGCGGCCGGGCTGATCCGTGTCGAGGATCGCGGGCCGAACGAGCGGCGGATCGTCACCATCGTAGAGACGGGCAAGAGAACCGTGCCGGGGGCGTTGTGATGGGCGCGACCCACTCGGGGGGGGGGGGGCTCCGAGGCCCGCTCCGCGCTCGTCTCAGCGCTTGCCCTGTGCCGTGCAGCACGGACGGCGCGGCGGCTGGAAGGCCTCGCCTTCGCCCGCGCCTGGCGCGTGGCGAACAAGCCGCATTTCGACGCGCTCTATGGGCCGGAGCCGGCATGCCGGAGGTGCGGGCGTGACGGTTAGCGAGCTGCAGCGCCGCGACCGGCGCATTTCCGATCTGGAAGCCAAGGGCCGCGCGCGGACCCCAGCGGAGCAGGACGAGCTGGGGCGGCTCTACAGCCGTCGCGACCAGCATTGGGCGCGCCTGCCGAAGATGATCGCCGGCGCCAGGCGCAAGGCGGCGTCGCTGGAGGCTTACGCCCGGCAGATGGGCTTCATGTTCGAGGGGGAAGCGGCATGAACGACCCTACCGTCTATCCCATTGCGCGGGACTTCATCCCGTACCGCTCGCCGATCCGGCTCGAGGGTCTGCACGCTTGGCCGTGCACGGCGGAGGAAGCCAACGCCGAGGCGCTCGACAGTTCCTACAACGGCACCACCCTGGGTTACGCCGAGGGACAGACGATGCGCGCCCGGTACCTGCCGGAGAAGCTGTGATGATGTGGGGCGACCTCCGCGAAATATGGCAGATCAGGCAGGGCGCTGCATGCTCCTGCTTCGGGCACGACGACATGTGCCCATGCCAGAATGTCGACCTAAGCGACCCCGCTTCCGCGCGGGCCGCTACCGAGGCGCCGTCCTTCACGGATGCGGATCGCGATCGCGCCGCTGAAGCGATCATCGATGCCGGATGGAAGACGATCGGGTCCAAGTCCGCGCGGCGTAAGGTCGTGGACATCGTCATCGCATCCCTTTTCCCCATTCGCCACGGGACCGCCGTGCGTGGCGAGCGCGTCGGCGGCGGTACCTCGCCGTCCGTCGTCGGCGCGCAATCTGGTGAGGCGTCAGCATGACCGACCTGTTCGAACAGGCCGAGCCGCTGAAGGCCATTTCTCTTTGGCAGCCTTGGGCCTCGGCGATCCCGCTGGGCTGGAAAGGCGTTGAGACCCGGCACTGGCAGACGACGCATCGCGGAGAGATCGCGATCCATGCCGCCAAGCGGTGGACGGTGGAGCAAGCTGAGTTTGCCTCTGTGGAGCGCGCCCTTGGCCGTGTGCCCGCGCGGTTACCGTTCGGCGCGATCGTCGCGCTGGCGACACTCTCCGATATGCGCCCGACCGATGAGCTCGTGCTGAGCGTGTCCGCTATCGAGCGCCTCTACGGCAACTATGCACCAGGTCGCTTCGGCTGGGTGCTGACCAACGTCCGCCCCCTTCGCGAGCCGGTGGGGTGTGTCGGGCGGCAGTCGATCTGGACATTGCCAGCCGATGTCGCAGCGGCTGTACGGGGGATGGCACATGATTGAGCGCCTCGGCGATCTGCGAAAGCCGCCAGTGGCGGGCGCATACTATCTGGTGCCGACGGTCGACTATTTGTATTTCGGTCGCCGAAGCGCGTGGCCGGTTCTGGGACCGAAGCACACCGATGTAGAGATCTTCAATTTTCCCGCCGCACATTACCACGTCGATGCGCGCTTTCTGAGCCTTAATCAGGTCAGGTTCTTGAAATCGCGGGCAATGGTCGATGACATTAACTTTGTCGTCGGGCGGTCCCCGCTGAACTATCGAGGATTGGAACTGCCGAAGGGTCGGCCGAAATTGCGCGTTCGCAAGTGCCGCCCGCCGGAAACTGCCTATCTGTTCAGCGACCAGGCGCCCGTGCAGGAACTGCGGCGCCTCTTCGGCGAACCCGAGGCGATCCGACTTGACGATGGCAGGCTGCTCTGTCCGCACCGTCGCGCCGAGATCACGACATTGATCCGTGACGCGGAGGGGTTCGTCACGTGCCCTCTCCATGGCCTGAGGGTCAATTGCGGGCAGCGGGTCGCGGCATGAGGCACGTCGCCCTCGCCACCCCGCCAGAGCGGCCGGTCGATTATCTCGACTTCGTTCGGCAGAAGATCATCGTGCTGCCGCTGCTCGGCCCGACGATCGCGGCCGGTGACATCCATCCATGGCTGAAGCCGCATTGCCGCGACATCGTCACCTGGGCGGTGAACGGCGGGCGGCGGGCGATCTTTGCTGCGTTCGGGCTGCACAAGACGATCATGCAGATCGAGGCGCTGCGCCAGATCAGGGCGCAGGAAGGCGGCATCCAAATCATCATCGCGCCGCTGAACGTCATCCTGGAGGGAACGTTCGAGGGCGATGCGGCGCAGATCGGCGTCGAGACGCTCTTCGTGCGCACCACGGCGGAGATCGTCGCGGCGATCCATCGCGGGTTCGTGGGCCAGTACCTGGCGCATTATGAAGCAATCCGCGACGGCAAGATCGATGTCGCGCTGCTGGTCGCGGCGCATGGCCTGAATGGCATTTCGCTCGACGAGGCGGACTGCCTGCGCGGGCTGGGCGGGACGAAGACTTTCCGCGAGTTCATGAAGCTGTTCCCCGGCATGCGGTACAAGTTCGTCGCGACGGCCACGCCCAGCCCGAACGAGTATGTCGAGCTGCTCGCCTATGCCGCGTTCCTTGAGGTGATGGACGTTGGCCAGGCGAAGACCCGGTTCTTCAAGCGCAACAGCGAGGAAGCCGACGACCTGACCATCCACCCGCACAAGGTGGAAGAGTTCTGGATGTGGGTGAACAGCTGGGCGGCGTTCGTGCAGCGGCCGAGCGATCTCGGCCATAGCGACGAAGGCTATGCCCTGCCCCCGATGGTGGTGCACTGGCATGAGGTCGCGAGCGATCACCGCGAGGCCGGAGCCGACAAGGGCGGGCAAGGGCTGCTGCTGAAGCGCGACGCGATCGGCATCGTCGAGGCGAGCCGGGAGAAGCGCGACAGCGTGGATGCGCGGGTGGCGAAGATGCTGGAGCTGCGCGCGGAAGATCCCGGTGCGCACCGGCTGATCTGGCACGACCTGGAGCGCGAGCGGCTGGCCATCGAGAAGGCGGTACCGGGCATCCTGACCGTGTGCGGCGGCACCGACCATGAAGCGCGGATCAAAGCATTCCAGCGGTTCAAGACGGGCGCCGCGCAGGAGCTGGCGACCAAGCCGGTGATCGCCGGCGCGGGCGGCAATTTCCAGAAGCATTGCGCCTGGGAAATCTTCCTCGGCATCGGCTTCAAGTTCCGCGACTTCATCCAGGCGATCCACCGCGTGCAGCGCTTCGGCCAGGAGCGCGAGGTCCGCATCGACCTGATCTTCACCGAATCTGAACGGGCGGTTCGTGCCGAGCTGGAGCGCAAATGGCGGGACCATGATGCGACGGCGGCGCGCATGTCCGAGATCATCCGGCGCTTCGGACTCGGGCTGGAAGGCGCGTCGGGCGTGCTGGAGCGGTCGATCGAGATCGAGCCGACGCGCGAAACCGAGGCCTCGACGCTCGGCGGTGCCGATCCCGACTGGCAGGTATGGCGCGGCGATACCGTGCTGCACGCCCGCACGATGCGGAGCGACAGCGTCGGGCTGATCGTCACCAGCGTGCCCTTCGGTACGCAGTATGAATATTCGCCGAGCTATAACGATTTCGGCCACACTGACGATCTCGACCATTTCTTCGCGCAGATGGATTTCCTGACGCCGGAGCTGCTGAGAGTCCTCGAGCCGGGGCGGCGGCTGGAAGTGCATGTGAAGGACCGGGTGGTGCCGAGCGGCCTGACCGGGCGCGGATATCGCACGATCCAGCCGTTCCACTCGCGCTGCATCGAACACTACACCGCGCACGGCTTCGCCTATCTCGGCATGACCACGATCGTCACGGACGTGGTGCGGGAGAATGCCGGCACGTATCGGCTGGGCTGGACCGAGCAGTGCAAGGACAGCAGCGGCATGGGCTGCGGCCTGCCGGAATATCTGCTCCATTTCCGCAAGGACCCGAGCGACCGGACGAACGGCTATGCCGACCGGCCGGTGCGCAAGGACAAGCCGATGGTCGAGGTGCTGGACACCGGGGACGTGATCCCCTGGGACAATGCGCTGGTGAAGGACATGCAGGCGCGGCCGGTGCCGGGCACCGGCTATAGCCGGTCGCGCTGGCAGACCGATGCGGCCGGGTATTGGCGCAGTTGCGGCGACCGCGTGCTGATGGCCGAGGATCTGATCGGGCTGAAGTGGGACAAGCTGTTCCAGCTCGTGCGCGGATGGTCCTATGCCACGCTGTACGACCATGAAGGGCATGTCGCCCTAATGGAGGCGATGGAGACGCGCTGGTCGCTGCCGACCGACTTCGCGCTGATGCCCGTGCAGAGCGGGCATCCCGAGGTGTGGACCGATGTCGCCCGCATGCTGGGTGCCAATACGCTGCAATCGGCCAAGGGGCGCGAGCAGCATCTGTGCCCGCTGCCCTTCGATATCGTCGACCGCGCGATCAAGGCGTGGAGCGAGCCGGGCGACCTGGTGTTCGACCCGTTCGGCGGGCTGATGACGGTGCCGCTGCGCGCGGTGAAGCACGGGCGCCGCGGCGCCGGCGTGGAACTGAACCCGGGGTATTACGCCGACGGCGTCCGCCTGCTGCGCGAGCAGGATGCCGGCAGGGGCACGGCCAGCCTGTTCGACCTGATGGGCATGAACGACCCGGCGCCAGGCGGGCTTGAGGGAGAGGCCGCGTGAGCTTTCTCCAGCCGCTAGTCAACTTCGACGCGATCGACGATGACACCCTCAATCGGTGCCTTGTCGCGTGGCGGCACAAGATGGGGCCGCTCCATCGCCCGAAGTACGGCAATCTCGGCGGCGCGCATGGCCTTTTCCATGATGGCCAGCTCGTGGCGGTGCTCGCCACAAGCACGATGATCGCGGCCGAGATGTGCGGGCTTTCGCGAAACGAAGCGTTCGAGCTGGCGCGGGTCTGTGCCGCTCGGCCGGGCCTCTGCCGCGTTGCGGTTCGCCTGTGGCGCGAGTTCGTGTTCCCGGCGGTGGCGGCATCGGCGAATATGAGCTGGGCGATATCGTACCAGGATGCCGTCCAGCATCGAGGCGACTTGTATCGCCACGACGGCTGGGCACGCATCGGCCAGACGAGTTCGGGCACGGATCAGCGCGGCCGGGACGGCACCAGGCGCGGTCGGCGGAAGGTGGTGTGGGGCTGGACGGACGACGCGATAGCGCTGGCGGCTCGGCGAGGCGACGTGATCGGCAATGCCGTGGTGGCAGAGGGCCGACTCTGCGGAAAAGGTGCGGATGGCTTAGCTTGTGCCGATTTGGCTGACGACTTTATTTCGGACGTGCTTAAAGGGGATCGCTCCACCTCGTTCTGGAGCGACCTTCCCGATGCTTTCCCACCCTTTTTCGACGCGCACGAAGCGCAAACGGCTCGACCGGCACGAGAACTGCCCGGCCGGCCAGATGCCGCATGAGGAACGCCGCGCATCTCTGCCCGGTCCCCGGCTGCGGTAATCTCCGGCTGGGCTGGGCGACTTGCTGCCGCGCGTGCTGGCGGCGCCTCCCCGACGATTACCGCGCCGCGATCTCCTCCGCAAAGCGCGACAAGGCACCGCATCGTGAAGCCAAGGCCGCGATCGCTGCCACGCAATGGCTGACCGAGCATCGCACGGCCGAGCAGACCGCACGCCTCCTGGGCGAGCGCGAAGCTGCCGGCATCGCGCCGCCCTGACAATCGCGACCAGCCACCTGATTTGAAGCCCGCTTTTCCGGGGGATTGAGTACAAGTGTCGAGTTCCAGCCTTTCGTCGCCAATGCATCGGGCGGCGCATGAATATGCGCGTCGCGGGGCGGTGGGCTAGCCGATGGCGCTATCCGTCCAATTCCTCGACGAGCTGCGCGCGCGGACGACGCTGTCCACGCTGATCGGCCGCATCGTCAAACTCGAAAAGGCAGGGCGGGAGTACCGCGCGGGCTGCCCCTTCCATAACGAGAAATCGCCCAGCTTCACCGTCAACGACGACAAGGGCTTCTATCACTGCTTCGGGTGCGGCGCGCACGGCGACGCGATTCGGTGGCTGACCGATCAGGGCGGCTTGCCTTTCATGGATGCGATCCGCGCTCTCGCCGGCGACGCCGGCATGGAGGTGCCCGCGCGCTCGGCCGAGGCCGCGAAGCGGGAAGCCGCGATCGACGATCTGGCCGGCACGCTGCAACGCGCGGCGACCTGGTACGCGCAGCAGCTCTCGTCCGAGGGCAAGGTTATCGACATGCTGAGCGCGCGGGGGGTCGATGCCGCAGCGATCTCGCGGTTCGAGCTGGGCTTCGCGCCTTCCCGCAAGTCTGTGGCAAGCTGCGGGATCAAGCCGGAAGCGCTCGGCGCGGCCGGGCTGATGGTCGAGTTGACCGAGGGCCGCGAGGCCGGCCTGTGGCGCGATCGCTTCCGCCAGCGCATCATGATCCCGATCCACGACCAGCGGGGCCGCATCGTCGGTTTCGGCGGCCGCTCGGTCGACGGGAGCGACCCGAAGTTCATCAACAGCCGCGAACATGCCCAGTTCACCAAGGGCGACCTGCTGTTCAATCTGCACCGCGCCGCCCAGCCCGCGCGATCGGCGCGGCGCCTGGTGATCGTCGAGGGCTATTTCGACGTGATCGCGGTCGACGCGGCCGGGATCGGCGAAGTCGTGGCGTCGATGGGCACCGCCTTGACCGACCGGCAGCTCGAGCGCGCGTGGCGCATCATCGAGCGGCCGATCCTGATGTTCGACGGCGACCCGGCCGGGCGCCAGGCGGCGATGCGGGCGTGCGAGCGTGCCCTTCCCCATGTCGGGCCGGGCCAGTCGCTGGCGATCGCGATGCTGCCGGACGGAGAAGATCCCGACAGCCTGATCCGCGGGGCTGTCGGGAAGAGTGGGGGCGACGCGGGCCGCGCCGCGATCGATGCCGTGCTCGGCTCGGCCGAGCCGCTGGCGGCATGGCTGTTCAGCGCGGTGCGGGACGCCTGCGACCTGGAGACACCAGAGGGCAAGGCCTCGCTCTGGTCGCGGCTGACCGAGCTGGCGGGCACCATCCGCGACGAAGAGACCAGGGGCCATTATCTGAAGGATTGGCGTGCGCTCTGCGACGCCCTGTTCCCCCCGCTACCCCCCGGCTTGACCGATGAAGACATGCTTCCAGATGGAAGGGTGGTCGATCTTTCTCAATTGGGGGAAGGCGAGCGGGTGAGGCTCTGTCGGGTGGCGCAGCTCCGGCTTGAGCGATCGCTGCCCTATGTCGGGAC